GCCAACCTCTTCCGATACGATTTCCCAGAGTCGCCTGTGGCTTGGTATCGAGAAGTGCTCAGACGTGATCCCCAACCCAACCACCTCATGAACTGCTTCGGCTCCAGCCAGGAAGACCGCCCCAAGGATTGCTCTCTCCGAATGCTCTGAACTGCTAATAGTCACATCGACTCCCTTGATACCAACCAGTTAATAACTTTCGCTTCTACCTCTGGCGATGGCTGAGGCAGGCCGTACTCACTCATGTAGTGAATCAACGAGCCCGGTGCCATTTCAGCGCCGTACTGCTTAGCCTCGTCTCGATAACGAAGCGCTGCTTTCGCGTTGTGCTCGAGCCATCCCTCAAGGGACGAAGACATCCCTGCCCACTCAAGGGCCGACTCGATTCGGCCAGGCAACTTTGTTGATGCCAGGATGTTGTTGAGTTTGTCGTGGCCCTTGCTTCTTTGGAATGAGTAGGCTTGAGACTCCTTGGCCCACCGAATGGTCAGACATAGGTCGTCGGTAGAGTGTTCTTCTAAAGCCTTCTCAATCAAGACTCGCCAGCTTTCTGTTGGCTCTGTCCTGCTCTTAGGGTGATAACGCCTGTACATATTCCAGACTCTGGAGATTGGATCTCCCGCCTCTAGAACAGGCTTATTCCCTTTCCCTACATCCATACCTCCCTCTTCCACATTCCCATTTCCATCCTTCCATACTTCCAAGGGTGATTTTGTTGAACATGGTGTCAGACATTGTTTGTCATCGTGTCGAACAAAAGTTGTCAAAGTTTTTTCTGCAGGCTCAGGGGCCATTGAGGGCTTTTCTGAATTGGGAACCCTCTGGTGTTTGGTGAAGTTCAGTATGTCCACGTAGAGTTTCTCTCCCGCCCGATACACTTGAACGCACCCAATACCTCTAAGTTCCTCCGCCAGCTCCTGGACGGACAGTCCAGGCTCATAAGGGAAGGCGTGTGCATGTACCTGCATCGGAAGCCAGCGAAACCTTCCCTTCCTGTCCGCTAACTGCAGCATCGCTATGAAGAGAAGGCGAGCGTGCGGAGAGCACGATGCCAGCCCCTCGTGGTGAAACAACTCAGGTTTCACCGACCTGATTCTTGCCATTGCAACCCCCAACCCAGGACAGTTTCTGTCCCGGCTGTGTGGTGAACTAATTCCCTGCCGACCGGACGGTGGCGAGCTCCTCGCCAGTCAGCCAGTCATCTGTCTTAACGAGGCCTCCGGTGGCCTCTTCAATCACTCGGGCTGCTGCCAGACCTGGCCGGCGGTTGCCCTGCAGCCAGGAATCGAGGGTTGGTATGCCCACCGAAAGCCTTTCAGCCGCCTGCTTTCTGTTGATTCCTTCGCGGCTCTGCCACTCACGAAGGAGCCTTGTTCCGTTGAGATTCATGTCACTCATTTACACCTCCAAAGAAGGGAGCATATAGATATTACAGATGTATTACAACCTGTTGACCTAATTATTTTGCACATGTATTATCCTGACGGTTCTCTCGGAAGGAGGCCCGCCATGGAAGAGGCGATTAGCTGCGAGTTTTGTGACCACACAGCGGTGTCCATTCGCCTGAATGGAACCTTCACCTGCGAGTATTGCGGGGCTGAGCATTTTCTCGCTGAAGGATGGGAGAGTTTGTATGACAATGAGAGCAATCACGCAATCCGAAATGGTGACGTTCAGTCGGTGCGAGCAGCTGCACAAGTTCCGATACCTGGAGCTTCTTCGCCCTATGCTTCAGGGCGCCAACCTGGAGATGGGAACAGCAATCCATCTAGGTCTGGAGAGGAAGAGTCCAGAGGCAGCGCGCAGCCACATAGAGGAAAACTCAAAGGGGCTTATTCTTCGTGAGGATGCGGAGCGAGCCCAGGTCTCGGCAGGGATTGTTGAGATTATGGTTCGCGGAGCGCTTGAAGAGTGGAGCGACTGGCCCGATCAGGCAGAGGTTAAGTTTCACTTGCCCTTCAGGAACCCGGCAACGGGGAGGTCGTCGAGGACCCACGCCTATTCAGGGATGATGGATGGGCTGAGTCACGATGCGGTGTGGGAGTACAAGAGCTCAAGCCGCGTAGACGCAAGTTACATAGACAGGCTTGATGTCGACTTCCAAATATCTGCGTACCTCGAGGCAGCGTCCATAAGGAGTGGTCGCTTTATCAGAAAGATGATCTACCGAATCCTGCGTAAGCCAACCATGAAGCGCAGGAAGGGAGACACCGTAGAGGACTACATCAAGAGGATGGAAGAGGACTACGCCAAGAGGCCTGAGTTCTATTACTTCGAGGAAATCATCACCAGGACAGAGGCCGAAATGGACCTCTGGAGAAAGGAGGCTTGGGAGATCCACAAAAGGATTCTCTACACCGAGAATGGCGGACTACCTGTTCGCAACACTGAGAGCTGCGTGGGCAGGTTCGGAAGGTGCGCCTTCCTTGACCTGTGCTGCAAGCACGTAACTAGAGACGCTTACCGGGTTATCGACAACCCACACCCTGAACTGGGTTAACAAAGGAGACAAACATGGGCATCGTCCCGACTGAAAAACACAAGCCGCTTACTGATATAGGCGACTACATCTGGCTCTTCTTCGGGGAGCCAAAGGCCGGCAAGACCACCCTTGCCAATCAAATGAAGAACGCACTCTTTTTGGCTACAGAGCCAGGGACTGCTGCAATGGAGGCTGCAGAAATGCAGATCACCTCGTGGTCTGACTTCCGAAACGCAGTGAAGGCGCTCCTTAAGGAGGACCACAAGTGGGAGACCCTAGTGGTGGACACGGTAGACAACCTCTACGAGTTCCTTGTGGATGATGTCTGTTCAGAGAACGGATGGACCGACCTGTCGGACGTTGGCTTCGGAAAGGGCTACAAGCTCGCCAGGAGAAAACTGACCAACGCCATCGCCACCCTCCGAAAGTTGGACATGACCATCGTGTTCATCAGCCACGAGCGCAGAGAGGTAGAGGTCGACGACAACGGTAAGAAGAGCGGGTCGGTCACGATCACATCAGCTCTTCCTGGAAGCGCGAGGAAGGTGCTTCATGGCGCTGTCGACTTCATTCTGCGAGTCGAGGTGGGAGAGGACGGGTCAAGGCACATCCGAACCACCCCGTATAAAGACAAAGAGAAGCACATTGAGTGTGGAGCCAGGGGAACCATTGCGAAGCCAATGCCTGAGCTCCTGGACCTGAACTACAAAGCGCTTGAGGCTGCATTTGACGCCAGCTTTAAGCAAGACCAACCCACTAACTGAAGGGACTAATGAAATGGGTTCAATGAAAGAAGCACAGGACATCTGGAACAACCTAAACCCGGAGGACTTTAAGCCTAAGCCCAGCAACGGAGACTCAGGAGAGTCTTCAAAGAGGAGGGAGGTTGCTGCTTTGGAGAACGGTGACTATGCCGTGCGGGTGCTCTTCTTCAACTACTGGGTTACCGAGAAGGGTCAAACCTTCTACAAGTGGGGCCTAGAGGTTGACGAGGGTCTGATGAAGGGGGGCTTTGTTGAGAAGTTCCAGGCTGCTTCTGATGTAGGTCTAAAGATCCTCGCCCAGGACATGATGCTCATGCTCGGCAACCTTCCGCCGATGGATGAGATCTACAACCCGGAGCAAAACCGGGCCGGGAACATACAGGCTGACGTTATCGGCAAGCGCTTGAAGATGCGTAAGTCGGTAAACAAGAACGGGTACGACCAGTTCTACTTCAACGAAGTTCTTAGTAACGACGTTGTTGCAGACGATGACGAAATCCCGTTCTAGTCATGCTGTATCTCGGCATTGATCCGGGGAAACAGGGGGCTGCCGTTCTTCTTCGGAGGGACGGCAGCCTTGTTTCCGCCACCAAACTACCCATCGTTGGCAAAGACATCGACCTGAGGGCGCTTACCTCCTGGCTCGAGCAACGATGCGAAGAAGAGGGATGTACCGTAGATTCCATATCAGCCGCCCTAGAAGCCCTAGGAAGCCGCCCTGCCCCTAAGATGGGTGCGGTCAGCGCTATTACCATGGGGCGCAACTGGGGGCGCTTAGAGGGGCTCCTGTGCGGCCTGAGCTGCAGATACGACATCCCACAACCAAAGACTTGGCAGAAAGAAGTGTGTCCCGGCTCTGGAGACCCAAAGCCTCGAGCTATTGCAGCTGCGCGAAGGCTGGTGCCGGCCCTTGACCTAACGCCAGGAAGGAAGACTAAGCCAGACGACAACATCGCAGACGCAGCATGTATCGCTGAGTACTGCAGGAGGATCTTGGGAGGAAGGAAATGAGAGTTGGTCCGTTTGACGTACCTGGGTACTACTTCGGGGATGCCGTAGATCTTCTCAGGGAGCTTCCCGACAACTCAATTCACTGCTGCGTGACCTCGCCGCCTTATTGGGGGCTCAGGTCTTACCTAGCGGGAGATGACCCAAACAAAGACATGGAGATTGGCGCCGAGATAACCCCGTGGCACTACGTCGACACGATGGCCCTCGTGTTCAGAGAGGTGCGTAGGGTTCTGCGGGAGGATGGAACCTGTTGGCTGAACCTAGGAGACACCTATGCTGCCGGAAGAGGACCTCAGGTAAGCGACAGCAAGCGCAGGGGTAAGGCGCCGAAGGACGCATGGAACGGCCCTTCAAGGGTTCCAGATGGTCTGAAGGCAAAAGACCTGTGCCTCGTTCCCTATCGAGTAGCAATCGCGCTCCAGGAGGACGGATGGTGGGTTCGCTCAAACATTGTCTGGGCCAAGGCAAATCCCATGCCTGAGAGTGTTTCGGATAGGCCTACAACAAGTCATGAGGCCGTATTTCTCCTTACCAAGTCTCCCAAGTACTATTACGACGCCGAGGCTGTAAAGGAGCCGTTGCTTCACCCAGAGGCTGCCGTCCCTTCTGGCTTTGGTGGCAAAAAGAAAAACGGATCGCACACCTATAGCGGAAACAAATACGACGCCAGCGAGATAAGTGGAAGGAATCTGAGGAATGTTTGGAGCATACCAACGAAGCCGTACAAGGGGAGCCATTACGCGGCTATGCCGCCAGCTCTTGTTGAGAAGTGCGTCAGGGCTGGGTGCCCTAAGGGAGGCATCGTCATGGACCCGTTCTTGGGGTCTGGAACGGTTGCACAGGTGGCCGAAGAGCAGGGTAGGCAGTGGCTTGGATTCGATCTGGACGAAAGAAACGAACCACTTATCAGAGAAAGAACGTCACAGACCTCTGTTCTTCGATGGGCGTATAGTGGAGGAGATCATGTCGGAAACTAGCCAAGACCCGCCAGTGAAACTGTTCCTCTTTTCGGTGCCGATGCTGGGTATTGGGGATAACTCTGACTCTGCGTTTCGGTATGCGGTAAACGAGTTCGCCAAGTCCCCGCATTCAGTGATTCGGGGAGAGGTCACATACGACTGTATAGAAGACAAAATCGCCTACGAGGTTGAGCTCGACAGGGCCATGGCTGCAGTGGCGAAACACGTTTGCCTTATTGACCCAGACGCTGAGTCCTGATTTAATCAGCGCACTCACTCTCTGCAAAGGGCCGGCCTGACCCCCATCGTCCGGTCCTAAAAGAAAGCCTCTGGTTTAAGCCGCCAGGGGCTTTTTTTATACGGTCACCATCAGAACGGTTGGACCCGCGCTTAGCGCTCCGGTGCCTCCTGGGCCGTCGTCGCTGTGTGCCTGCAGGGAGACCCCGGTTCCAAAGGAAAGCCCCTGCGCGATTATCCAGGAAGAGCGGGTGCTTGCCGGAACGGGGATCAAAACATCCGCATCGGTGGTTCCGTAGGTCGGGGCTCCACTGTCATACATGCGAAAGTAGGTGATGGCTCCGAGAGTGTTGTTGATGTCAATGGCGTATACGGTGGCAGCTCCGCTGGTAATGTCGGAAAGCCCCGTCCCTTCAAGGTCAGAGACCTCGACAAGCCTAGTGGTTAGTTTGCTTCCAGACCCAGAACTGTCTTTGCTTGCGGTTGCCATCTTTGCTCCTTAGGTGTTTACCAAGACGTATGCGGTAACAGAGGCGCTTGGCCCAACAGAGCCGCCCGGAGAGGAAACGATTCCTGCGGTAAGGGCGGTTGAATAAGATGCTCCGCCAGGACAGGCATAGGTGACCCGCCCCCCGGCAGGAGCCATGAACGTGTAGTGCTCGTCGGTCGTGCCGATGGTAACGCTGCCAGAGGCGACGTTGTACATGTGCAGATAGGCGGTCGCTGAGTTCGCAGTGTTGTCGATTTCAACCGCGTAGAGGGTGCCTCCTCCAGTGTCTAGCGCCGCCGGAACCACCTTCGTGGACGACTCCGTTACCGTGTATAGAGTATTTGCTAACGGGTCAGCGATTGATGCTGTGGTTGAAGTTGCCATTACCTACTCTTCCTTCGCTTTGACGGGGGCTTCACTGTACGCCTCTTCTTCTTTACTCCACCAGTCTTGGCGGTCTTACCTTTTCCATAGGCAGACTTAACGGTGGTCGTTTTGTACTTCACTGAACTATCTCCCAGCCAAAGCAACCGCAATGATTGTAACTGCAAGAGCTCCGACTCCGAAGCCTGCACCAGCACCCACAAAGGCTACCTCGATTTGACGCTTCCGCGCCATATTAACCAGCTTAGCAATTTCTTCCGACTCTTTCTGGTGGCGCTCAGCTGCTCGAGCTGAGTAGTCCCGCCACAACCCAAGCTGCTTCCTTACCAGCGGATACCTGTCCCTCGCCTCCCTGGCAGTCACCCACCAGCCAGGAGCCAAAACAATATGCCGGCACTTACTCTTCCCGTACTTGTTTACGGCTGGGTGCTTGTCCTCAGGAAGAATGACCTCCACTCCTCCACCTAGGTCGCCCCACTCGCCATCATTCCACACGCCTGTGGACGGCGTTAGGGTGTATCTGGGGCAATCAAACTCTTCAAGGGTCGGGTAAGTAAGCTCTGGCGCCTCTACAGGAGACGGCGGAATAATGGGGTCCTTACGCACATAGTGAAGGGGCGAACACCCCATCGACGCGATAGCAACCAGTACTAGCAGGCGAGCAATCATGCCTTCAGTCGCTCTCGCTTCATGCTCTTGAGGCTCTCTTGCTCGTCGGAGGCCTCCTCGTGAGCGTCGACCTCTTCGCTTACTGCAGCGTCGAGCTCCTTCTCGGTTTCCTTGGCGTCCTCTTTCGCCTCCTGGCGCCCACCCTTGACTTGCTTGGTTGAGGCGGCGATGTCTTCGGCTCGCCTCTTCTCCCTGTTAAGAGAGAGAAGAGCAACTACTGCAGCAAGGGCAGCGGCAACTCCCCCGGCGACTCCAGCCAGGGTTTTTCTGGCCTTGGGGATCTTCACCGCGACAACGCCAATAACAACCAAGCCTATCGCCAAGACGACAGCCGTGACCACCAAAGACCCACTCATTCCGATCTCCCCGAAACTGAGGCACCGGAGATGACCTTCTGGAGTTTCTTCGGAAGAGCCTTTGAAACAGCAAGGTAGATTCCTGGAGACATAGAGCCAGCGATACAGCCAAGGATTGGACCCCAACTAGTCTCAAACCAGGCAGGCCAAAGGGGCATGCACCCCAAAACGCCGCCGATAACAACACACAGAGTGCGGGTTAGCCAGCGCAAAAAGTCTTCTTGCGCTCGAGAAAGCTTCCCGTCGTCGTCGATGTGCTTTGCGATCATCCGAATCAAGGGCTTTGCCACCTGACCAATAACGGCGTAGGTCGCCAAGGAGATTCCACCAGCTCGAACAGCCAGGTCCATGTAATCCGAGACATTCATTTCTTTGGCGCCATTGGAAGGTTGGAGAAGCGAGCACTGTCGTCGTCGTCGCCAGCACTGTCGTCGTCGCCAACAACCTGGACCGCCTTGCTTGGAGCTCCAGACTGGATAAGCATCATCGACCCGGCAATGCCCGCAGCGGCGATGAGAACGATGAAACCCTTAGCCTTATTCGTCATCGTCAATCACCAGCTCAAAATGTGGGGCATCAAAGAAACTTTCTGTGAATCGCATGTCGCCGTTCCAGTCGGCGCCAAGCCTCAACTTGATACCCATCTGATTGGCAATTCCCTTGATGTAGTAAGCGCAAGCGATGAACCGCTCTCGGTCCTGCCAGTCGATAGGGTAGGGAGCAACGTCAACAGCAAGGCTGGGCTTGTGGTTGTGCTTAGACATCTTTCCAGGAGAGCCGTCCAGCTTGCTTTTGCCTTGGCGAAAGAGCTCGGCCTGCCGCTCTACGCTGCGGTGACCCTCAAGAACCGTGATGTCGATGTGCTTAATGACCTCAAGCATCAGTTTCCTGAGGTCTGAGTGGCAGCCCTCAAGGCGATCAAGAGACGACTTGCTGAACCTAGGCATGCCTACCTCGCAGGAATGATGACGCGACCCTCTGAGTCGTGCTCATGGGTTGCAATGTTTTGAGACATGCAGTCGATCTTTGCCTCTATGCCGCGAAGCATGAAAAAGATTTTGCCAGCCCACATCGCCCCGCCAACGGCAAAGGTGAGCACCGACAGCACGATGGGCCAAGACTGAATGAACAACTCCATCACTCCCCAAGCCCCCCTTTTTCATATATCTCTTGGAACTGAGCCTCGCCCAGAGGGGAGCTAAATAGAACGTGAGCAGCCCAACCTGTCCCTGCAACCACGTTCCCTTCGGTGCTTCCGTAACCGAAACGGAGCCCGTTCTTCAGCGTAGCTGCGATCGTCTGATTGTCTTGCGTCCAAGACGTTTGGTTTGTGTCCCATGCTGAGCCACACTGCTGAATCCAGCAGGCGTAATCAAAATTACTGCCGTCATAGGTTAGGGACCACGCCCAAAAAACCCAGTGCCCTGCATGAGTTTCTTGAGTGCCAGAGTCTCCAGATGTTCCTGGGTTAAAGTTGGTGCCACCGTCACTGTTAACTGCCTGCAACTTTGTCCCGTATGTGTTGAGGAGCAGGGGGGCTGTGCCGCTTGTTCCTGTTGGAGAGCTTGTAGTCCCCCTATAGTGCGCTATCTCAAACCTCTGAAAGAAGGTCGGCATCCTGTAGATGACAATTCCGCTGCACGACTGTGTGTCGCTGGACACCGGGGCAATCGTGTCAGCAAGGGCTGCGTAGTTCGTGGGGCTATCTCCCTGGTCGTCCTCATCGGTGCTAACCCACTTAGCTAGGGTTTCGGACGACTCGCTTGGGCCACTGTCTTCAATCTGCCAGTTTCCTGTAGCGCTAAGGACGACGTTAATCGCTGGCCTGTCGTTCCCTGACACATCCGTCATTACAGTGTTGCCGTTTGCAAGGTCGCCCGCATCCTGGTCCCTGCAACTCCAAAGCCCATACAAACTGTCTTCAGCCTTGCACGCTTCCAGAAAACCGTCCTCCTTGCTTGAGGCCTTCTGAACGAAGGGGGGGTGGACACGGGTTACCATGTCTCCGCGAGGGTGCTTTTTAGTCGCAACGTCTCCGTCTGGATGCTTCTTGGTCGCAGCCGTCCCGCGAGGGTGAACCTTTGTCGCGAGGGTGCCGCCGGGGTGTAACTTCGACACGGTCAGTATGCGAGCGCTATCTTCTCGACATAGAAGGTCAAGTAGATGGGCTGGTGCGGATCAGCGCTGTTGTTGATCTGCACATGAGGGGTCTCGAAGAACGGAATCGGCGTGGCGAGAATGTCGGAGGCCATAAATGGAGAGGCGCTCAGGTCCAGCACCACGCTGTAAATCTGGTCCGTCTTACTTTGGTCCCGCCAAACTTTAATGGTCAGGTTTCCGCAGGACGCCGCACACGTCGCACGCACTCCATACAGAGCGCCGGTCTTAACGCTAGACCCACTGGCGGTTATCGCCGCCGGGGTGGTGGGCTTGTCCGCTGAATGGCCGGCCGGGTCGGCAATGGTTTGTCGGTCACAGTTAATAAAAACAGTACTCATGGCGAACTCCTACCAACTGCCAGCGATGGAGCGGATGTACGGGGTGATAAGGATGTCGGAGTTGGCTACTGCAGGGTTACAGTGAATGTACGGCACCTGGAAGAAGGGGATCTCAGTACCATGCGCGGTCGCGTTTACCCCAGTGGGAACCCACAGGGCACTCTCCTCCTCTGCCGAGAAGTTAATGGTCACCTCGCCCAAGATCTCACCTCCGGAGGCTAGGTTGGTCGAGCTGCTCTTGTAGAGCTTTATCACCACCGCGTTTGCGCCGGCCGCATCGCCGTCGTAGTAGGTAAACCGAATCCCGGTCAGCAGACCCCTTACGATTTGACCATTAGCGCCGCCGGCCAACAGGGCAGTTGCCGCCGTTGATCCGTCGCTAGCCCAGGTCGTATCAAGAGTGTCTGCGTTTGTATAGACAGGTAGTGTCTGTGCCAATTTCGAGTCTCCTTGGCTTACAGCGCCCGCTCGTTAGGGCGCCCAGTTGTTAGTAACCTTTGTGTTCGTCAATCTCGTAGAAACGGATTGCAAAAGAAATCTGTGGGGTTCCAGACAGGGGGATCTGGCTAATGCCAATACTACCACCTGGAGCGACGATGATTCGCCCAGAGGGAACCAGCTCAGACGGGCCACCGGCTGCAAGGATGGTCCTAAGGCAGGCAACCCCGTTGCTTACATTGCTAATGCCATCACTGGCCTCGCTCCAAATGTACCCAGTAGCGTTGGCAGACGACCCTGTTGGGTACGCTGTATTTGTAGAAGAAATCTCCACGCCGCCCTCAATGTTGCCAGGCGTGGTGATGCTGTAGTTCGTCTCAATCGACACAACGAGGGTGGCAGCGCTGGCTGTGACCGAAATAGAATCAATGACAAAACTCTTCCTAGAACTGTCAGAGTTGGTAATCAGCGCAACCACACCGCCAGCCCCGGTTGTTGTCAGCGACGGGTGGTCACTGTGATTCGTAAGGACGTAAACCTCGCCCCTCTTCGCAGCTGCAAGGCATCCATCGTCTGCGTCAACAGAGACTCGACCGTTCTCACTTACCTTGGCCGAGTAGCCTCCACCAGTTCCATCATTGATCTGCATATTTGACATCTCCTCTGAGGTCTTCGCCAGACAGCGCTTCCATGTGCAGCCTGATGTGTTTCAATTCATACAAGACTTCGCGAAGTAAGTCTTGTGTTCTTAGGTCAGACGTGAGTTGACCCTCGTGAGTAACGTCGCTAACAACGAGGGTTTTTGCGGTGACTCCGTCTCTCGCCTTTGGGGCGGTAGATGCCACACTGCTGTCTGTAACCCTGTAGGTTCCGCGCTGCAGAGTCCTGGTCGGCTTAGCGGCCTCCTGGTCCTGGGGAGCCCTTCGAGTGAACTGTTTTCTTCCTAGCGGCATCGACTACTCCTGGTAGATGCCCAGGTCCCGAAGGATTTCGAGCTCATCAACTCGGCTCTTCGGGAACTTGTACAGAATTGGGATCTCATTTGCCTCGCCGCGACGCTTAAGTTCTTCAAACAGCTTGGCCTCAAAGTCTTGGTATGCGTACTGCTCAAGCCTGTCCCAGTCTACAGCATACGGCTTAACCCCCGTCGTCACGGCGAGGAAGCGCTCGCCAACCGTGGCCTTCGCGCCAGACTCTGCCCGAACCCCGCCCATAAACGTGTCGGCCATAATCTTGTTGTACTCAGAGACAAGTCTCCAGGCAGGAAAAGCCCTTAGAAGCGCAAGCCTCTTGGCCCCAATCATAGGACCCTCGCCCTTCGTCAGAGAGGCTGTTGGGAAGTGGCCCACCTCATACACGGTGTACCTCTGCTTCTTCCCGTTAACTGTTCTGGTTCGCTCTACCTCCGCGTAGCCAACATACTCCTTCATAAATGGCGGCAAGTAGCGGATGTCTCGAGCTGAGCGGACCCTGTCTAGGTCTACGTTGTAGTAGGGGTCTTTCCCAAACTGCCACTTATAAAAAAGTTGGATTGCAGGGTGCAGCCTTCCGATCAAGCCAGACGGAAGAACCTTGGCTCCTCCGATTGCATCAAACTCGCGAGTCTTGAAAAGCTCAGCCAGGTCCTCTTGAGGCAGGCCAAACCCGGCAACAATCTTGCCGAGGCCAGCGTTAACAACCGCCCGGTACTTCATGTGATCAGGAAGCAGGGCCATGTCGTTCTCTGAACTAAACCCGCCATCCGCAGCGTCCAGGAACTTGGCCAAGTAAGAATAGGACAGCGGCCTGTTTTGCAAAAGCCATGGCTGCAGCTCGGTCGCGTTCTTTGAGCTCCATGTGTAGAAGGGGAAAATCCTTCGCAGCCAATGTCGCTCAAACTTGCTCAGGTCGTTGTAGTTAAACAGTGTCTTGTGGACTAGGTCTGAAGAGGCTGAGGCGCTCATCCCAGTCTTCATCCCAGCAAGGTAACTGGCGACCTTTGCTTGCTCCTCAATCTTTCGACCCATGCCGCCGGCTATGATAAAGGCGCCCTCTCCCCAAGCCTGAACACCTGCGGTGCCAAGAAGGCCAGCCCCAGCGCCCTTAAGCGCCTGCCAGGCAGCGTTCTCCTCTGCTGTGGCCGTTGCGTACCCGCCAAGACCGCCAACGCCAGCGCCAACGAGGCCAACTCTTCCAGCGCTTGTTCCGCCCAACAGGTGAAGGGTTGTGTCTTTAAACCCGGCCTTTCCGACACCGCCGACCATGTCTAGCCACTCGTCAAAGCCAGCGGAGAGCGCGGGCTTCATGTTTTGCCAAAACTCGGGTCGGGCAACGAGAAGTCCCTTTAGATCGTCCGGCGATTTTCCAGCCTTTATGGCTGCCACCTGCCTTGCGGCCATCAGCGGATCGCTAAGAAAGATGTCATACATCGAGCCCGTGCCCATGCCAGCCATTCCGCCAACCAGGACACCAGCAAATGCCTTCCTTAAACGCTCTTCCGGCTTGTCTTTGTCCGAAGTTGCGTAACCCGCCA